ACTTAAAGGTGATGATGTCACCATAGAATATACAAAGATAAACCTTAGTGGTGAAGATAACAAAGCTAAAGACCATATGATACTAGCTGATAGCGTATATGAAAAACTTCAAGAGATAAATGGTAATGTTATCAAAACAAATGCAATGCTAAAAGGTAGACTTATTACATAATGTTTGAGAGATTCAAAAGAAAAAGAAACCAAGATGGTACATTCAAGATGGATGTAGGGTGGACTCCTTGGAACGAAGCCTGGAGTTATAAGATGAATGAAGAACTAAAAGATATGTTAGAGAGAGCTGTATGGACTTTCATAGAAGCCTTCTTAGGTGCATTAGTTATCAGCCCAATGGTAGGAATAGAGGCATCAGCCCTTGAAATTGCTGCTATATCTGGTGGTGGTGCTGCATTATCAGTCATAAAGACATTCGCAAAGAAAAAAATAAGCTAGGAAACTGTCTTAATATCTGTCTATAATTAGCCTTAACAGAAAGGCTGCTTATGACAGAAGAACTAGGAAACAACTACTACAAATCAGGATGGTTGCCCTCTATAGAGTTTGACCACAAGACTGGTAAGGGTGAGATTACTTATGTAGGTACTGACCCTGACTACGATAAGAAGTATGATTCTATATTAAAAGACTGGGGATTTGACCCTAAGTATTATGAGATTGAAGGTGCTGTCAAGGCATCTAGTTGGAATACACAGCTTAAAGGTGGCACAGTTGAAACCTTTTATGCGTTTAAAGGTGTAGTTAAAAGAAAAAATCCAGCATTAGATGAGTACTTTAATGAACTACTCAAGCTGTTTAAACACAAACCCCCATTAAAGAATAAAAAATATGGTGGTGACACTGCATTTATATTTACATTAGCAGACTGGCAATTAGGTAAAGCTGATTATGGCGTAGAAAATACCCTTGAACGCTACGAGGTTGCCCTACAAGAGGCAGTCAAACAGATTAAGGCACTGCGTAAGGCAGGTACAGCTATAGATGAGGTGTTCTTATTAGGATTAGGTGACCTCACAGAAAATTGTGACCAGAGCTTCTACTCCTCAATGCCCTTTAATCTAGAATTAAATCTATCTCAACAATATAGATTAGCTAGACAAATGATTATGAAAACTGTTGATACATTTCTACCAGTGGTTGACAAGATAACTCTTTGTGGAATCGGTGGTAACCACGGAGAAATGACAAGAGCTGCTAAAGGTCAGGTGTTATCTACAAGATTAGACAACTCTGATATGATGCACTTTGAAGTATGCCAGGAGATTATGGCACAGAACAAGCGTTATAAAAATGTTAAAGTTATTTTGCCTACTGATTACCACCACCTTTTAGAAATAAAAGGTATAGGTGTAGCTATAACACACGGACATATGACTACTGGTGGTGCAGGACCTGAAGGTAAGATAATGAAATGGTGGCAAGGTCAGATGTTTGGGTGGTTGCCTAGTGGAGCTGCTGAAATTTTAATAACAGGTCACTATCATCATCCAAGATTATTGAAACAAGGCAAGAGAACTTGGATGCAGTGTCCATCTATTGATGCGAGTAAAGACTTTACTGCTCGTACTGGTATGTGGAATGAGCCAGGTGTCTTAACTTTTACTATTAATAAAGATGGTTGGGATAATTATAAGATTGTTTAAACAGAGTACATACTGTATTTAACAGTGAGTTCTGTACCTGCTGGAATAAATTCCTCTGTAAATAAATAGCGTGTCATCTTACCTGTAATCTTACAGTTAGGTGTTTCGCTATGATTAATAAAACCACCAAGTGGGGTACGCAGTAGGTTGTTATCTTCACCAAACCAATGTGCGTGTGTCATACCTAGTGACTCGTAAGGTTCTAAATCTTTTAAGGTAAACAAACCTAACCCTTCTACCTTACTTGGTTGAATAGTAAGGTAGTCAGGTAAAGGTCTATACATTATTCTTCTTCCTGTGTTACTTCTTGATTAGTAATAGTCATAGGATATAGAGGTAAGATTGCAGCAATCTCTTGCTTACCATCTGCTTTATTAAATATAATTGTCTTAAAGCTACCTCTCTTCTCTAACTCTGCTAATATTTCTAGCATATTTACTTTACTTAAATCACTCATAGTATCTCCTTTGTATGTACTTTAGCATCTGATTCATACAGATACCCTACTCTTTTGTTTTTGTTATCTCTGTTTTCAAACCTACTTGTTGTTGGCATAGGTCTTTCTGTCCAGTTAAAATTGTAACCACTATCTGTTAGGTCTGTTATATTCCAAGTGTGAATATTTCCTTTGTATTCATTTAGATATATAAACTTTCTACCACTGTTAATAGCAAGAGCAAGATTAGTTTTGTATTTATCTTCTTGTATTATCCAGGAATCATACTTCGTATCTCTGGATTTTATTTCAACTAGATACAGTTCATTCTCTGCATCATATGGTGAGTACTCATCTTCAGCCAGTGTGAGTTTACCCATAACATCTTCATACAATTCGTTTAAACAGTTAACTATATCTGTTTCTTCCATTAGAACATCTCTTCTTGTTGTTCTTTTTTGATTGATTGTTTATCAACTGACTCTATCAAAGCGTGACACACTGCCCATTCCCATTTATAAGGATTGTTTTCATCCTGTAATTTATATCTATTACCACAATAAAGATTACCTTCAAAGTCTAGGTACTTAATCTTATTGTCTTTACATAGATAAGGAGCTTTGTGTGTCCTGTCAGGTGGAGCTGGTACATCAAAGTTATGATTAGGATATTTCTTTTGCAGTGTAGCTTTTAATCTCTCCACTGCAAATGAATCTCCTATAGGTTCTAAAGCCACTCTGTTGGGCAATCAGTGTCACCCCAACCTATCCAACCACAGCCTTCTTTGTCGCCATAATTGTTACAACTCCAGCTAGGTATCTTACCAAACTTATCTGGGTCATCCTGCTTTTTCTTTCGGTTGTCCTCTATCCATTCAGACTTACCACACTCTGGGCAGTTCTGTGTTATGTCTTTGAACTCACCTAATACTTTTTCAATATCACTTGTATCTTCAGACACAACTTCAATCATTGTTATATAAGTACTCATCTGTTCGCTGTTCCATTCAGATATATTTGTAGGAAAGCCTTGTGTTTCTGTGACATCTTTGTATGTGTCATTCATCATTTTCTTTCTTACTTTCTCATCAGGTATCATAGCTGTAACAGTATGGTCAAGCTGCTGTTTGTTGTTAGGATTCTTTTCTACATCCTTAACAAACTCCTTCTTAGCTTCAACTAATGCTTTATCTTCTTGCTCAATAACAACATCTTTAACTCTACCCTTTTTCTCAATAGGTTCTTGTTTGTTATCATCTGCATAGAAGTCATCAGTTCCTGACCATAGCTCTACGCCAAGACCGAATCTCATACAAGCTCGTTTGAAGGCATCACTCTCTGCAAGTTTAAGACACTCACCTAGTGTTGCTCTGTTAAGTGCTGCAGATTCTACATCTCCTGCACCATCATATGAACCCATACCTTCTATGGTTATAGTTCCTTTACCACCAATAACTTTGTCATTAATAATAATAGGTTCAAACTTCCAGTCATACTTAACATCACAATCTCGTAGTCTTTCTACATACACTGCGTGGTTAACATACTTTCCGAACTTACCTTTAGGTGGGTCCATTACTACTTCCTTTGGAAAAGGTTTAAGTAATTTCTTTTTAGTTTCCTTATTCATTTATTCTCCTGTTATCATTAGAGGAACAGAATGTTTTATTATTCATTTTGTTTCCTTTCTGATAGTAGAGCCTCTAGCAATAGAGGCTTTTCTATTTACTATCTTCATCTATTAATTGATATAATCTTTGTCTTGATATATCTAGTATTGTAGCCATATCAGTAAGTGGAACACCTACATTACGACCATTGTTTATTAGTTCTGTCCTCTGTTTCTTTAGAGTATTAACTAAGTCACTAGCTTCCTGTATTAGGTAAGCTACATTATGCAATTCTTCTAAGACATTTTTCTTATTGTCCATAGATTGCAATAGATTATTCGTGCGTTGATTCACGCTTCTCCTCTCTGTTCAGTCGCTACTAGCGTTAGCTAACTGATGTTTTATATAGTTCTTTGAGTCCAATAAAGTCGCCACTATCGTTATCAATAACAGATACAACATTGAACCCAGCCGAACGAAGCTCGGCAAACTTTACTCTTGCCTCTGCTATCGTTGTAGATTTGTCACCATCAAAGTAGTACACTTCTGAACCACCATAGATACTGTGACATTCTATTCGTATAGACATAGAACCTCTTGGTTGCTTACTGTCATTGTAACTAACATTATAATTAATGTATAGCTTGTTATAAATATCTATCAGGTGTCAGTTTAAACAAACACCTGTTAGATACTTACTCTTCTAACACATTGAATAAACGCATTAGTCGTAAGTCCTCTTCTCTTTCCTTATCAATTTCTCTCTGTGATTTGTAACCACCATACTTTTTTACGAGTACTGTGAAGAGAAAAGATACTGCTAACATATCTAGGAAGGTCATTTCTTACCTGCTTTCTTCCTGTCATCTTGTTCGGCTTTCATCTTCTTTACAAAAGTTGGGTGGTTTAATTGTGTACCACCTTTTTTGTTAGATTGACTTCGCCTACGCTGTGCTCTATTCATTTGTCTTGCCTTCCTAAATTATTTTTTCTACGCCAAGAACTTTTAAGATGTAGTTTACTTTTATTAGATTTAGAAGCTCTACGCTCTGCTCTATTCATTAGATTCAATCCTTTCTACTAGATTAAATTCAACTGGGTTATCCCAATCAATCACTACAAAATCCCCTGAACTTCTACCTAAGTCTGTTATGGTATCTATTATTTCAGTGAGATTATCGTATCTTTGTGTACTTGCAATGTAGACTGTCATTTTTTCTACGACTATATCTTTCATCATTATTCTCCTTCTCCTCTGAACATATCCTCAAAACATTCAGGGTGTACACCAGTGAGTAGCTGTTCTCGTTCTGCTCTGCTATGCTCTGGGAATATATCCTGAATCAATCTTCTCTGATGTCTTGGGGTTTCTGTAAACTCTTTATACTTAGCTCTGTCAACAACAACAGCACCTGTTTCCCTGCAATGTATACAGGTAGGTGTCGTTACTACTAACGAAGTATTCAGTTCCCAATCCATTAGACTTGTTCTTCTGTAAAAGGCGACAGACAATAGATACTTGGTCTGTGTCCATTGAAGGGTAGTCCATTTGTATCTGCCTCTACTAGCGTATCAACAGTTGTTACTGCCTCATCTAGCGTGACATCACTGTCAAAATAAAAATCTACTGTTAGTATATTTTCATCTCGCTTCGCATTAACATCTACAAATTCGTAGACATCTGATTCTTTCATAAGTTTCCTTTCAATATGCTTCTATGTTTAAACATAGATAGCTTGTAACACACAAGTATGAGATAGTTCGTACTTGTTAACCCCTACAACCTCGCTCTTGGAAGTAAGAAGTACTCGTAGTTCTGTCTTATGTGCTACAAGCTACCTATTGACTTGGGTGTACTCTTTACAGAGGCAAGGTTTAGTAAGTCAAAATTTCCCCTCGCTCACCCTTATAGATAGCTCGTTTAAACAACTAACCTAGCTTGGCTTGTTGTTTAGTTAATGAATCAATCAACTTAGTAAGTTCTGTCTTGGCTTTCTTCGTACTGAATTCGCCTGACATATCTCGTAGTTGATTTACAGTTTCTTTCATTGTATCTAACCTACCTTCTGCATAATCTGCGTAGTCGTGTGCTTCATCAGCACTATTCTTCGCATCATAGGCATAGCTCTTAGCCTCTTGAACATTATCTTCTGCTTGTTCTATCTCGCTATAGAGTTCCTCTAATAGGTCGGATACAGTTGTAACTGTATTACTTTCTTCATTCATTTTATTCCTTTCATATGCTCATAAAGAGCATTGAGTACTCGCTGTTTGAACAAGTACTCTATGCTTTCTACCACTCGTAATATCCATCAGGTATATCTGTTTCAACCCACTCACGACCATCTGATGTGGTATGTGTGTGTTGGAAATTGCTTTCAATCTCAACAGCTTTGATGTCGCTGAATGTTTCGTGAACACGCCAACTACATTCGTTTAGCCTGACATTATACATATTCTCGCCACCATTCTTCGTGTGTGCCTCTATCTTTTCTCGTGCTTCCTCTTCTGAATCAGCTTCAATATAGACTTCACTTTCTTGGTGGTACTTTAAGTAATATAAGTTACTCATTAGACATTCCTTTCTCTACTGTATATTGCTTCTTTAGTTTGGGGTGTATCTTTGTAACCCATAGCTACATTACCTTTGTATAACAAAGGTAAAGCAAATTCAAAGTACTTGATTAAGTACTCTACATCTACTGATGTCAGCATTGCTGATACCTGTTTGCCATCTTTATTTACTACACCTTTTATATCAATGTACATTATTGGTCTGCCACTATCTAGCCTTAGGCTATCTAGCAAGATAGCTTTTATTGGGCTATCATAATTACTTTTTACTTTCATCTCTTTACCTCTATCAATCCATCAGCAATATCTTTTCTATCTGCATAGAAAATAAAATCTACTGCCTCTTGTTTGGTATTGGTATTTACTTCAACTTCCAATATAAATGTTTTCATATTGTCCTTTCTTTTTTGTGGTGTATTGCACACCATTGACAGCACTGATGAAAGGTACTAAACCAATGCTGTCTAGCTGTGCATACGCATAATAAAGATTGCCTCTACTAGCGTTTACAAAATGTCGTAAGTAAATTAATAAAAAAAATAAGCCAGATATTTCTATCCAGATTATTTATATTTATATATCTACCCACCCGTTTAAACAGATGGGTAGTTATATAATTATCTAAAATTACCTTCAGCAATAGTTAAGGTATTACCTTCACAACTAGAACAAACAAATAATTCAGGCTCTTCAAAGCCATCATATAATTCAGGGTCTTTTATATCCCATTTCTTTTCCATCTGTTGTAGTACTGAAGCTGTACTAATTCTAATTATTAATCCGTAACCTTGTTTTCTGCTTCGTTCAGTGGCACTGTAACAAGTATCAGGGCTTGTACAGGCTACCTTGACCGAGGTCTTAGGTGCCTTTGGTTGCTCTAATATTGCAATATGTGGAACTAAACCGAGCTTAGAAACTACAGGCTTAGCCCATTTATCAAATGCCCCACCTCTTACAGTGGCTGTTGGTTTTCCTTCAGCACCTAACATTTTTATAATTAGGTTACTGAATCCAGTCTTGTGACCAGTTCCAACAGGTAGCACAGCGTGACAAACTTCGTGGGCTAGTACTTGAAAAATATCTAATGTATTTTCTAAGTTTCCAGCTTTTAAAGTTGGTCTAATAAATAGGTGCCGTGTTCCTGATGAATCATAATCTTCATTCTTGACATCTTCCGAAGAGTATTGGCAAACTCCAATCGTGGAGTTTTTCATTCCCTTAGGCATATGACCGAACGAAGCCTTAATCTCATTTGGTTTCTTTACAAAGTTATTAAAGCCACTCGCTTTCAATTGTTTAAAGATTTCATTAATAGAATCTTCAAGCCATTGTTCGCGTGTGCCTTTATATGTTTTTGTTTTACTCATTTTATTATTACCTTTCTAAGTACGATTCATTTAGAATCGGTGTGCATACCAGTTTAAACAAGTACACACACCCATTTTAAAAATTATGATTTGAGCACCTGAAGTTGTCAGCGTGGTAGTCAGTAGCGTAAACTCTACTTTTTCCATACAAGACAACCTCAGGGCACTCAGGGCATATTATTAATCTGTTAATCCTACAATCTCAGCTATGTTTGTAGTTTTATGGGCTAACCATAATAAAACAAACAGTGTGAGAGTCAGGCTCAACATTTGCATTAGAACACTCATAAACTTATTACTTCAGCTTGTGCAATATGTATGCCATTTATGATTCCAGAAATATAAGCATATATTTCTTTTCCATTTTCGCGTGGTGTCAAATCTCTTTGACCACCTTCGGAATTAACTACTCGGCATAATCTGTAACCACTTTGATTTATGTCTAACACAAACCAACCAATTTGATTTATTACACTGTTCGGAAATAATAAATAATTTAAATCACTTACTATTTCTTCTAATTCAGTTTTTGTTATTCTCAATTTGTACCTTCTTTCCATATTGATATTATTTAAATATCTTTGAAGGCTCTATTACTAAAGCCCTCTAAGATAATTTAAAATTATCTTTGAAAGGTTTTTATTATTTGATTTTTTTATTCTTCTAGGTTTCTTCATCTTCTTATGAGTCAGCCCCCCAAACCCAGTCGGGAGATTCTTACCCTGTTTCCAGTTAATAAGAAAGTTAATCTGTAAAAAGAATCTCAAGGGAAATTCTAGATTCCTAAATAATTCTAAGATGTCAAAAAGCCTATGGGGGTAGTATACACATCTTGACAAATTAAACAAGTTCATTATAAATTAATTTAGTATCTGTTTAAACATAGGGATTATTTGATTCGCTGTTTATCCTTAGTTGGTCTTAGTGGGTATGTACTCACCCTGTTCAACCTAGTATGATTCCTATTTTCAACTCAACCTTAAAGCAACGCACCCCAGTCAATCTTAAAAAACATACACCCTATGTCAGAGTGAGTACATTATCTATAAGAATTATTTATTATGTTTCTATAGTCAGTTTAAACAAGTAGGTTAATTAATATATTTAGGCTGACAGGGTAGGTATGTTATGCATATGTCAATGTGCGTATGGGGGTATATATTTAGTAGGCAGTTAGTTTATTAGAGGCATCTAAAGTATGAAATAGCGTATGAATACAGTATGATTAATCAGTAATAACCTTAGTAGACATACTACATATAGTGGGTGAACTATCACAATAGTATAAAGTATCTCTAATTGTTTTAAGTGTGTTTCCACACTCTTCACATTTCTTCAATATATTAATAATAATCTTTATTTTTTCTTTGGGGCGTGAACAGGCATATATGGAGGTAGGCTCTAATTATTATTTTCTAATGACCTTGGGTAGCTTACTTGTCTTTCTAGTTGGTCTTACTGGTTGTAAGGTAAGCCTTTCGTGCTCCTGATGCCCACTTTACCTGTATCACTGTACTAATAATTATGTTTGTTACTTGCAGAATACTATAGATTCCCTAGAATGTAAAGTATCAGATAAATTCCCTGTTTATCGTACATTAATTAAAAGTAGGTAGGGTGTAAAAACCAGAGGTACTGGAACTTGCAAAAGCTAAAGTACCTCCTTACCTATAAAAAAATTTTTTTCACTTACTTCAACAGTATGACTATAGTGTGTGTACCTAGAAAATCTAGGTGGAGCTATGAGGATAGCTTCTATTTATAATAAGAAAGAAAAACTTTCATCTAGAAAACAGTATGTGGTGTACAGTGTAAAAGAAGAATGTTTTTGTGGATTGTTATATTTTTCATAACAGTTGGACAACTGTACGGAACGAGCCCTGTAGCAATACAGGGTTTTGTTTATAGGGGTTCTTGTAAATCAGTAGGTGCCTGGCGACCTTTTATTCTTGGATAAGTTTTAGGCTTATGTTTGTTACAGTGTTTAAACTTATTGTACTTAGAAATAACTGTGTCACATCCTTTGTGAACGCAGACTCTTCCACTACTATATGAAGTAGAGGGTTTGCTATTAGG